AGGAATGAATGGTATCGGATCAACGCCAACTGGGCTGCCGTCAATAATCGCTCCACCGTGGGCAGCGCTGTCACTACCGCTGGCATCTCCCAGAGTTACGTTCAGTACCCGGTGTTGCTGTTGTTGCCGGAGGATTGGTTTGAACCCCTGGGCCAGAACAGCGGGGGGCAGTGGTGGTCGGTCAAGTTTACGGCGAAGGAGCTGACGGCTTAACGCAAAACCCCCGCCAGGGTCGATTCTGGCGAGGTGGGTTTGTGTGGGTGAGGGGGTGAAGCCTTCCAATCGCCCTAAGAGCTTTTACCCGGTTTCAGCTACCGCGAAGTCGCCAAAGAGGCTCAATTCTTTCCTTCCAATCGCCCTAAGAGCTTTTACCCGGTTTCAGCCAACCCTGATGTTCGCCATGCTGAGGTGTTGCCCCTTCCAATCGCCCTAAGAGCTTTTACCCGGTTTCAGCGTGCTGGGCCAGGCGGCTGGCCTGTTGCTCTACCCTTCCAATCGCCCTAAGAGCTTTTACCCGGTTTCAGCCCCACTCCATAGGAGCCCAGCCATTGAGGGGATCTCTTCCAATCGCCCTAAGAGCTTTTACCCGGTTTCAGCATAGGCATGGTTTTTTCCTGGTTAGGGGGTATAGCTTCCAATCGCCCTAAGAGCTTTTACCCGGTTTCAGCAAAACTATGCCCAAGTCACACTTCCAATCGCCCTAAGAGCTTTTACCCGGTTTCAGCCAGCAAGAGGCTGCACCCAAACAGAGTTAGGAAGGTCTGCTTCCAATCGCCCTAAGAGCTTTTACCCGGTTTCAGCGCTCCAGGGGAAGTCCGGTAGTCGATTTCAAATCCTTCCAATCGCCCTAAGAGCTTTTACCCGGTTTCAGCGGCAACCTCCCAAACGCTAAGCTGGACAGGCGTTTCCGGTGCCACTTGCGCGGATCGGTTTTTTTGCCTTTTTTGTCGAACGAGTTTAGAGGGTTTCAAGGGCTGGAAGTTAGTTACATCCGGTAGGTCGCGCTGTTTGGGTAAAGCCCCTTGCGGGGAGATTGCCAGGGCATCGCCCTGGAGTGAGGCTAACGCCTCTTCCTGGTTCATCGTCGGCCTACTGGCCAACTCCCCAGGCGTTACTTCCCCGGCTAAAGCCAGGTAGTTTCCTTGATGTTCAGGGAAAGCTATATCGCGGATATTCCTTGCAGCGTTAGTATCCGCATTGGCAGTGTGGCCACAACCGACACACACAAATTCTGATTGGGTAAGACGACTAGCCTTATTCACTTCACCGCACTCATTGCAAGTTTGGCTAGTAAACTGGGGCGGAACTCTCGCAAACTCACGGTCATTCGCTTTAGCCTTAGCCTCTATCATACCGTATAACTGCCCAAAGCCAGCATCTAGCAAAGACCGATTCAGCCCAGCTTTAGCCGCCGCCATATTGCGTTCGTAGCCTGTGCCCTCAGCATTGGGTTTGGCCTTGGGGCTACGCGTCATGTTAGCCAGCTTCAAATCTTCAACGGCGATCGCGCCATATTTCCGCACAGCAAAGGTGCTTAATTTGTGATGCCATGCTTTGCGATCGCGCCTCACCTTCTCATGCTCCAGGGCCAGTCGCGCATAGGTTTTTTTCTGGTTGGCACTGCCTTTTTCCTGGTTTGCAGCTTTGCGAGACAAGCGCTTAATTTTCTGGAGTCGTCGCTTTAGGGGGCTGGGGATATCAGTATGGTGTCCCGCGTCATCATTCAGAATGTGGACTACCCCAGCATCAAACCCAGCCACCTTGGTTGAGGGCTTGGGTGTTTCACAGGGCACATCACCCACCAACAGTAGGTAGTAGCCACTGGGCTGCTTCATAATGCGATAGCTTTTTACGGGCACCCCGTCGGGCCACCTATTCTCAAGACTGCGAACCCGTAGCCGCCCCAATTTTGGCAGTTTGATATGCCCGCATTGTACTTTGGCCTGGCCGCGCTGAGTATTATTCAGAGTGCGATTTTCACCCCGTCGCTTAAACCGTGGGCTTTTGCGTTTGCCCTTGCGGTATTCCTTCCAAGATGTAGCCAATAGTTTGATAGTGCCCTGGGAGAGCTTGTAAGGGCAATCCCTAAACCACGGCTTATCAATGTGAAGATTATGGGCAAACAGCGGGGTGAGGCTGTACTCACTATCCTGGTCTAATTCTGGCTGCCGATACGTCTGCGGAATAGGGCATGAATAGCCAGCCCGCTTATGCTGCTGGATACGGCTATAGGGAATGGGCACCCAGCGATCGCCGTCTTTCTCCCAGCGATATTCCCACGGCACCGGGCAGCATGGGGCATGGGCCTTATCGTGTTTGTTGTAGGCACTGAATGTTTCAAATTCTTTGAGCAACCCTAGGCCACGATTCCAGACCCAGCGCTGTACGTCTATCCAAGAATCTATACTGGCCGCTTGCGTAGCGTTTAGCGTCAGCTTAAATTCAAGCGTTTTGATAGAATGGGTTTGCTGACTCATAGCTGATTCCTATGGCTTGGCTCGGGCACTGGCAGGCGTTAACTGTCGGTGCCCTCCCATAATAGCACTGTGAGAGTTTGCCGCGCAAGCCCCCAGCGATCGCCTATGCGTGGTAAAGCATCCCGCTACGAGGGCTGACCTGGGCCTCTACGTTGAAGGGTTGGCCGTAGGTATCCCAGCCCCATAGCCCCCAGCCGTGCTCCCACCCGCAACGACGTAGGTGTAGCCTGCCATCGGGGGCAGGGCCGACTACACGCCAGAGTTGGCCGAAGTAGTAAACAATGTCCCAATAGCTAAATAAAGACTGTCTCATCGATCGTGGCCGGGGGTTGGGGGGTCATAGGAGAGGGGTCGGGGTGATGCCCCTATTCTACCCTCACGCAAAAACCCAGCGATCGCACCGCAGTCCCCAGCGCTCGGCCGGGCCCTTGGCTAGAGCTTGGCGATTCATAGGAGGGCTTCCAGTAGCGACAGTTGCTTTAACCTGCTGGGCATCTTAGCCACCCGCTCTAAATCGGGGCGGATTCCAGCCGAGCGATCGCAGACCCAAAGCTTCTCCGTCCTTACTGTGTCCAGCGCGGCCCGTGCCTTGCCATTGGCCGCGCTCATCCTGGCTTCAATCTCGACGCACCGCTGAGCACTGGCGGGGATAATGTCTTGGGCGTAGTTACTCAGGACGTAGCTACCCTGGCAAGCGTCCAGGGCATCACATAGCGCCTGCCAATCGTCTAGTGTGTAGCCGCTGTAGTGGCCCTGATCAGTGCCAGGGTAAGGTGGGTCAACGTAGTGAACGGTCTGCGGTGAATCCCACCGGCTGATGAAGGCTAAGGCATCCTCACAGCCGATATGGACTTCCCGCAATCGCTCAAAACATTGGGGTAGGCAGGCTGTTTTGTTAGCCCAAGTAGAGGCCAGATTGCGCGTTATTGTGCTTGTTGCCCACCCCGCTGCGGCCTTATTCGCAAAGCTAGCATTGAACTGGATATAAACAGCCCACGCTACCTTTAACTCGTCATGGCCTGCGGGGTTGCAGTAGATAGCCCTAGCCCTGCTGTACTCTTCCTGGCTGTAGGGCGTTAACTGTAGCCATCGGGCTAGCTCTTGCGGTTGCCCACGGGCAACGCGCCAGAATGTGATCAGGTTTTGGTTCTTATCATTGATAGCCTCCCGGTAATAGTGACTATTACCGCGATTGACCTTGCCCTTGGCATACAGCACAGCACCGCCGCCAAAGAACGGTTCGCTGTAGACAGTATGCGGGATCGCCATGATGTAGGGAACAATCTGCGATGCAATCCGGGCTTTCCCGCCGTAGTAGCTCAAAGGTGTTTTCATCGGCCTCCCTCGTCAATCCACAGCACCCCCAGCCACGGGGTATTAATCTCAGCCTCCCGCCGTACCCAGTCCAGCGCCACACAGGGCCGCGCCTCCTCGTCCCACCACTGACACACCGGGCGAAACGTGATCGACACGTCGCCAAACTGCCAGCAGTCCGCCACCTTTACCCCGCAAGTGTAGTAGCGGAGCCAGGGGTAAAAAGTTCGCAGTAGGGGCGGCATGGCGTGGGGGCTTGTGGGACTACCGTGATTCTACCGCAGACCACCCGATCGCAATCCTGTGCAGGGTGTGCAGGCCATGCAGGCCTCCGTTGAAATTATTTGGCTGTGTGTGCGGCGGAATTTTTTAGGAAACACACAGCACTTTCACGCTAGGAAACCGGGGTGTTTGGCCTGCATGGCCTGCACAGCCCTAACGCGATCGCCTAAAATCCCTGTTTTCTCGTTGAGGCCCATCATTCCCGGCGCATCAGTACAGGAGGTACAGGGCACTATTCCCCAACCTTTTCTTATATACTTTTACTGTGCATAGACAGCACAAAGCAGACCACGTTACCGGGGTCTTTTTGAAATTGTAGCACCTTGCACAGCCCTGAACCATGACCCTAGACCCCGGCGATCGCTGTTACTACTACACCGGCAAAACCCTGTACCCTGCCGTCGTGGTTACGCCCGCCCAAGTTTTAGCCCTAGGCGGGGTGCTCTCAGAGCATCCTGAATTACTCTCCATCAGGTTGCCTTTGCCGTCGCGCAGGCCAGCGCAGGGGGCCTAGACTTTACTACTTTTGATTTTTTGCGTGAGCTTGACAACGCGAAAAAAGTTTGTATGCGCCAGGATTACACCCACACGCTAAATCTGCCAAAACCGACCGGACACGCGATCGCCCGCCCGGTTGATGGCGGTAAGTCGGTGCGGGTTCGATTTGATTGACTAATTTCGACTAAGTGGTTGACATTGCCCTAACCTTACCCTAATCTATTTGTTAGGCCGGTCAGGGCAAGAGTCCAATCCATACCCCGACCGGGTGGAGTTAACCACAGAAGAATTTTACTATGTCTTCCAGCGCTTCTCGACTTTCTCGCACTCGGACGGCCATCGCCGCCCGCTACGATGTGGCTGAGGCTCATCAGGACATCCTTGATTTCCTTGGGGGCTGCTACGATGCGCCCCTAGCTCCGCTGCTTACTGAAAAGCAGCTAAGCCAAAGGCGAATGCTTCGCTGGATGCGGAACCGCCACGACAAAATGGCCTTATTTGGGCTGGTGGAGTCCCGTCGCACATTGCCTGCGGGGGCGGTGGACTATCTTGGCCGCAACATCGCCAACGATGGGGCAGAGTACCCCCACTACTTCCTCGGTTCGCTCTTAGCGATCGGGGTAGATACCCCTGCTAAAGGCAATCGGTTTGTTGACCTATATGAGCAAGTTCAGGATCCGGGGCGATCCTGGGTTAGCGGTTGCCAGGTTGACCAACTAAGGGCGGCGGCGATCGCCCTCACCCCCAACTACAATCGTTTGCCTAACTGGGTTAGGCAAGGGCTTATGAATGCCCCTAGCGCTGCCAAAATTGGCGGCGATCGCATTGGCGACATTTGGCGTCTTATCCCATGCGTCAAGGCGTGGAACTGGGCGCCGTTTTCCAAAAGAATTGCCGAGAAGATCGGCAAGTGCTCCCCAAAGTTTCGGATGTTGGCGGCAATTGCTTGGGAAGCCCGCACTTCTTACGGCAAAGATATGACCGATGTTGAGTCGTTCTGGGCCATCCTTCACTGGCTCCAATCTGCCAGCCTGATGGAGCAAATCGACTTTGCCATGAATGGCGCTGTGGTTGATTACCACTACGGCAAACCTGGCTACTCAGTAGTTCAGTGGGGCCGCACCCGATGGGCCGCATTCTTGACCGAATCCCTAGGGCTGCCCTGGGGGTTGATTGAATTGCCTAAACGGGTGACAGCCGAGGCCATCACCGAAGCCATTACCCGTTTAGGCAGCCCCAGGCAAGCTTGCCTAGCCTTGTTCGGTGTAGCTGGCAAGGCTACCGAGCGGGCATTCTCCAGCGCCACTAAGGAATCTTGGCAGTGGGCATCTGCCCTAGCTTACGGCAATGCTGACGCCGTGCAGAAAATCCTAAGCATGGAAACCCTTATTGAATGGGAGCCGGAGGCCGTTGACTTCCTCAAGTCGCTGCCCATGGTTAGCCGCCTGCGCATGTTGCAGGCCACCGAGTTCAAGTATCGGGGTGAAGTCTGCCCCATCAGCGCTGACCACGTTAGAGATACGGGCTACCTCTGGGCCAACATCCAGACCAAGCCCAATTTGGGCCGAGTGCGTTGCTGGTTTAGCTGTCATGAGCAGTTAGCCGCCGCCTTTGTGGCGGAACTGCCTGACGAAGCTTTACCTATCCCTGCTGGGTGGGATAGGGTAGACGGCCTCTGCGCCGTTGATGGTACATGGGAGCTGGAGTTTCCTCAAAGGGTCGCAACCCTCAAATACTGGGGACAGATCCTGCGCAACTGCGTAGGCGGCTACGGCCCAGCCATTAAGTCAGGGCGATCGGTGATTTTTGCCGTGCGCCAGCAGGGGCAGATCACCCACTGCGTTGAGTTTGCTGGGGGCCACTGCAACCAGTTCTATCGGGCTGGCAACAGAAGCCCTGACTACGACGTTAAAGATGCAGTGTTGGCCGCGCTGGGCCTTGCTGGATTGGCATAGGCGAAACGCCCTGCGGGGCGTCTACGGGGTGGTTGTATCCCCCGTACTGAAGAGCCAGACAATGGAAAACTTTTGGATTATCGCAGGGCAATCTATAGCCGGTGCCATGCTTGGCTACTTCGCTGCCCGCTACGCCCAGAGGTTCCTATAGTGGATCACTCAAAGGCGCTAGAAAATGCACTGGTTGAGGGCAAGCGGCGGCACCCATCTGCCCCTGTCCAACACCATGGGGCGTTTGCAAATAGCGTGGCTTACCTAGTCACAGGTGTTAGCGGTGGCTATGGCGGGCCATCATGCCGCGAACATGCCGTTAGTCACAACGCCCTAATGGAAGGAGGTGGGCAGCAAACCGTAGTGGCGGGTATGAATGCTTTTGTCCCCGGCCCTGATACCGTCATGCCAGGGCGGTGGAAATACGACGCGGCGATCGCGTTTGCCGATCCTATTTGCTATGGGCCGCTGTCTGATGTGCATCATCAGTGCTACCGGTCAGAGCATTGTTTTGACGAAGCGGAGGTAGATATCGAAAGCCTAAAAAAGTGGCGGCACCAGGGCGGCACCCGCTAAGCCACGGCTTTGGCCGGATTTGCTCTCGGTGCGAGGTGAAACCTTTACGAAAAGACAACACCACAGGGGTGTGTGCTGGATGTCAACGCCGGGGGCAAAAAAACAGCAAGTACCGTACCCACTTTGATTGAAGGCCTTGAGCCTTGGGTATGATTGAGCTAAGTTGAGCTATGTACTCGCGGAGATGCTGGTTGAGGCGATCGGGGCCGGTGCCGTGGGGGAAGATTCCCAGACGATGATGATTGCAGTGGTCACCGGGGCGATTACCAAGATCCAAAAAGATGCCCGGAGTGCTTGGGCCTTTGTTCATGCGAATGCTGGCCTTGATGAGCTTGATGAGACGGATCTTTCATACAACTGGCCAAAGGGGCTGTTTTCCCTAGCGGAGCCTTTGACCGAAGCTGAAGGGGTTGAAACCTTCTACCCAATGGACAAGTACAGCATGGCCGCAATACCCACGGAGGCTACCGCCACGGCCATCAGGGGTGCAGTGGGGCAGATAGGGTGAGGGATTGCAGGGAGAGGCAGCGATCGGGCGATGGTGAGCCTAGCAGTACCCTCTGAGGACAGGCACTAAAAAACCCCCGCCATACGCTGGGCGCATGGCGGGGCGTGTCGAGGGCTGGGTGGATTAAATAACTGCAATCAAGATATTTGCCAAAATTGCATGACCTGCATTAGTTGGGTGTGTACCATCCGAAAAATAAGTGGTGTTTGTATTTGCCCCGGCAGCGCCTATCGTTGAATCAAGGTCAAATCGCGCAAGTTTATAACCATACGTTGCAGCTCCGCTAACTAGCAAAGCGTTATAGGCGCTGCGAGTAACTTCACTGACTCCCGTTCTGGGAAGCATCGTGCAAATTGTTATATTACTGGCTGTCCAACCACTTGATAATGCTGTAGTAATCCATGTCTCAAAATCTGCGTACTCTTGAGCCGCAGAATTTCCTTTTAACACAATGCCGTTAGTACCCGCAAAGGCGATCATCTTATGTCCTCTTTGCGTAGGCACTTCTAATAATTCCGAAACTTTATTAAGATGATCTGAAACCATTGTGCCTATGGCGGGATCTGATGGCCAATCATAGACCCAGCTCTGGCCGTTGACCCCGTAGTTTGGAGCAAATACATCAGAACCAAGGCTGGCGGCAACAATAGGCAAGAACTCGTTTACTCCATCGCCCTTCATAATGCTGTCTCCAACGCCAGCCAAAACAAGCCCCGGCTGGATTGTGAGAACCCGGAGCGCTTCCGTTCCAAATCGTCTGGGGAAAATAGATAATCGTTTAATGTAGGTATTGGATTGTCCAAAGGCAGTTGATGTGGCGTATCTGCCAACACCTAATAAAGTTTTTCCCGACACCGTACCCCCTATTGTCAGGTCATCATCAATTTGTTGGCCATCATCAGAAGCGTAGGAATGATTTACACCTACTGTGTAGGAAAATGCAGTTTTAACAATAGCCCCATAATTTGCACTATTGTTGCTTACACTTCCGTTGGGTCTGATTGAGCCATTTGTGGCATGTCCTGGGTTATTAACATCCAATGTCCAAATAACATTGTCTGAGGCAGGGGTGCTAGAACGATAAAACTCAGCATAAATAGTTGAATTACTGCCTAGCTCAGAACGAGTAATGCTTGGCATTACATCAGCCCCAGATGCCCCCGCAGCAGCACCTACAAAAATCCCCCTGTCTGTAATTGCCGGAATGTTTGGGCCAAAATTTATTGATTCCCCAGCCACATTCAGAACTGTTCTTGTACCAGTACGCGAATAAGACCATCCAGTAATAGACGATGGGCTGGTAAAAACTTCACCGCCTACCGATTGACGATACTTAGACTCTGCAAAGTTTAGATCAAGAGATGCCGTTGAAAATACAAAGGAATTAAAGAAATTAATCGGAACGCTCCCCGCCCCCGATCGCCCCAACCCCAGCCCGAGTCCCATGCTTGGCATTAGCCCACCCTATAGCCAGTACATTGTCCAGCCGATAGCGTTACCGTTGCCGCCAATTTATCGCCAAAGGTCTGCACTTGCCCCGCCGCCAGCGCATAGCCGCTGTAGTTGGAGGGCAGGCCAGTGGTGCTAAATGTGCAACCGTTAGCGCTTGCCTGGATAGCGCTGAATGGCCCGGTTGTCGATGCCGTGGTTGTGATGGGGATTGGTGTTCCCCCGATTAATCTTTGATTGGCATTAGTGATAGTATTTTTCACAACTATTTGCCCCCTTTCAACTCGCTACTCAGCTTTACAATGCGATTGGTTTTGCCGTCTTGTTTGATTACAACAGCGGGGTTTTCTTTGGTGCCATTGCGAACGATGGTAGAGTCTCCAGACTTGATTTCAACGCGCCCGGTACTCACTCGGGTAACGGTGCCAATGCCAGTGCCAGTGCCATAATTCCAGGTAACGGTACTGCCTTTTTTAGGGGTTGCCATTACTTTTCTCCTGTCTCTTTACAAAAGCTGCGGCTGACTTGATCGCAGCCTTGCCACCCCAGCCCATCACGGCCTGGATAGCTTTAGAGTCGGCGGCAGTCTTGCCCTGGGCCGCTGCTTTATCAGCAGCGGGGACATGGCGGGCAAATGCGGCCACACGCTTGGCAGTCTCTAGGGTCATCGGCTCCCCGCTGGCGAATTGAGCAGCCCGCTTAACCCCGGTTGGAGTCATGGCGCGGCGGCTAGGCGGTAGCTCTTGCCGTAGCTCCAGCACCCGCTTGGCCTGGGTCTGTGCTGATTTTGGGGGTATCCATTTAGGGGTTGCCATTGCTATTCCTCTGGGCTAGTGTAAATTTCCTCAGCCTCGCTTTGCCCGTACTCAGCGACTAGGATAGGCAGCACCGTTTCATCCCAGCCGCTAGCAGGACGGGCAATGCCGTGGCCTTCTGCGATCGCTTTCAGGGTACGCCAGTTACCATTCTTGGCTAGTCCCTGGAGTTCGGCTAGGCGGGCATCGATGGATGGCCGGTCTACTTGCCCTTGGGTGGTTTCTTCGGCTTGCTCTTGGGCTTCATCGGCTTCATTTTGTAGGGCATCGGTGTCAGTGGGTAAAGGGGCAGGGGCGGCATCATCTCCCCACGGTGCATCTACACCAGGGCGATAGTCTGATTGGTTAATGATCAGCCGATGGCCGCCGCGATTGATATCGATGGTGGGAAGAGTCGCCATAATTATGCCGCGTGAGTAATTGCGCCAGAAATCGCCAGTTGCCCGGATTGCATCACCAGCACCAGGTGGCTAGTCAATGCCCCAGCTTCGGTGATGCTGATGTCAGCCCTACCGCTGGAGTTGGTCACCAGGTAACCTGCCAGTTTAGCCACTGAGGCGATTAGCAACCCCCTGGAGTTAGCGATCGCCACAGCTCCACTAGCCGCTGTACCGATGGTTAATCCAGTGGCCGTCCCTGCAATGTACCAAGGCACCATTACTGATTTAGTCAGCGGGGTGCCTTCGCGGTCGAGGAGTTGGATTTCGGTGATGATTACGTTAGTAGCTTCAGTGCCTACGGTGAACCGTGCCCCATAGGGTTGGGCCTCAAGCTCTGCCCAGTTTGTGATTAGTTCAGTCATTGGTTTTCACCAGATAAAGAAAAGGATAGGGGCCATTGCTGACCCCATCAAACTAGGCAGGTTTAACCAGCGATCCGGCAGGCTAATTGAGGTCGGACAGCCTTAACCCCGTACAAACAATCAATCGAAAATACAGTGCGTTTCCATTCCCGTTGGATTTCAAAACGCATTGCCAGTCCCGACACATCATCCACCAAGGGCTGAATCAGTGAGCCTGGAGTTTCCAAGTCCATCATCGGTCGGCTAGCAAACGCAAACGCCTCCCGATGAAAGGCCAGGTTCGTGCTGTGGGAACCGACAAACGTTACCACAGCACCATCCGTCACGTTAGCAACTAGGGGAGGCTGAATGCCTACAGTGGTCTCGTTGGTAGTCGGCGCATCCGCTGTCACGCTGGTGACTACATACTGCTGGGTATTGCCTGCGATCGTGAACACATCGCCCACCACAGGCAGGGTAGCTAGGTCAGCGCCAGAGGCGTTGTCCAGCACCAGGGAGACGGCCCCGGCGGTAGCGTTAGCGTCGATCGCAGCCGTCGCGGGAGCCCCCAGGGTATGGGTCGGGACTTGCTGATCTTGATACCAGTCAAAGCCCAGGGCTCGGGTAATCGTGCCATCGCGCAGCGCTTCAGGGTCGCCAGACTCATTGACCTTTTGCAACACCGAAAGTCCGAGGGCGTTGGCATAGCCAAATGGGTCGAGCACCATACGCCGCTCGTCCATGGGGGCCAAGGCACTGTTGAGGACTCGGGCAGCTTGCTGGGCCTCTAGGGTGGAGGTGCCGAAGGGGTTAACGCCAGCGGTGCCCACAACGTTGTAGACCTCTTTGTAGAGAGCAAAGATCTCGGAGTTGATCTTATTGGCCAGGGCCTTAACAGCTTTTTCGATTGCTCGGGGCCGGGTGCCCTCTTGTACCTCTTTGATTTCCTTGTCGGTCATCACAAAAGTAGCAGCTTGAAATTTGTTCAGGACTAGCTGCTTTTTGGTGCTGGCTACATCAGAGATGATGTTGCTCGCTGGGGTAGCGCCGGGGGTGACATCAAACGCCGTCATATCGTTGAGGTCGTTAATGTCAATGGTGCTGCCCTGGGCGGCTGCATCGGAGCTGTAGCTGTTGTTGACCAGGTTGGGGAGCACACAACTTTCGCGCAATACTGAAAGGATATTGGCGAGAATTTGAGGAGTGAGATTTGTAATATCGTTAGCCATGATCGTTCCACATTGAATAGGGCAAAGAGGTTTGTAGCGTCTCTACCTGCATCGCAGTGGATACCCATCGGGTGTCCGGCGCTGAAAAGGGGCAATGGTCATCGACCATCACCCCCCAATAGTACCCAATTTTTCGCAGTTGTGCTAAGGGATTACCGCAAGAGTATCATGGGCGAACGTTGACGTGCTAGCGAATGTTGACGCGCTGCTTCCCGCTTGCGATCGCCTTGAGTTCTGCGGGGGACATGCTGCCCATATTGGTCAGGTCGTCCCGTGACATGATTATGTCACCGCCTCGGCCATTGCCTCCGACCACGCCAGCGCCCGAAGATTTATTGTAGGCGGCGACCATAGTCTGCAAGACAGATCCATACCGACCTTGCTGGATTTGCCGAATGAAATCTCGGAGGTCGGCCTTTTTAACTTCGCCTGGCGCACTGGGATCATCGACAAAACCCAGGGGTTTGCTATCGGGGCCGGTGATCGACTTCACTTCCGACCGATAGCTCACCACAGTTTCACCACGCATGATAGGAATATACTCAAACTCGACGTGGGACGTGATAAAAGATTCAAACATACCGGACTCTGCTTCGTTGGCGGGTGAGAATCCAGCCTGCTGCCCTATGTTAGCGATCGCCTGCGAACGAGCTGTTTCTTGCAGGCTTTGGGTAAGAATGCCAATGCGTTGGGTAAAGGCTTGCTCGGCCTCAGCCCTCTCTCTCTCAAAGCGAGAACGCATCTCTGCCTCTTGGCGCTGCTGTATTTCCGCCAGTTCTTCTTGTTGCTTTAGCTGGGCTAGCCTTTGGCGCAAGTCAGCAGGGTCAGCACCGCCCAAAAGTTCATCAAGTAAATCTGCTTTCTTAGCCTTACTCTTGAGGTCTTGATTATCTGCCTTGATTCGTTCGAGGGCAGATTTCAGCGCAGCCACGTCGCTAGCTGGAATCATCCCAGACTCATCAGGGATATCACGGATCCCTACAGAATCAGGGATCACTGTACTGGCATCGCCAGCCGCCGCCACGTCGGGGGCGTTTGTGAGGTCATCAGCCATTTGCAATACTCGTAATCGGTACGACTACAAGTTTAGCCCAAACCCAAAAACTAATTTCCCCAAAGTTCTTGACAGTTGCAAAAGGTGTGGGTTATAGTGGATACATACACCGCAAAGGACACCAATCCATGACCGACATTCGCAGCACCTTCTACTCTGCTACCGGCCTCGTCAACACCCAGGAATGGGACGCCGCTGGCCCCGAGGACACCATCACAGTGCACGAGGGTAAACGCCGCGACACCTACCAAAAGAAATTCTGGAGTGTCGCCTACTAGCCCACCGCCCCTCACCCAAGGGGCTTTTTTTTTGCCTACTTCTCGACCCATGCCCGGATTGTTCTAAAGCCCAATTCGTAGAAAGCCACCAGCCTGTGACGGCCATCTGTGATGTCATAGCCAGGGGGTATGTTGAACTCGTTCCCCGGCTCCGCAAACGATAGCCTAGGCGCTGTGAACGGTTCGCCAGATTCAGACGATCTCAGAATGTCCGTTTTCAGCCGGTCAATCCTGGCCCGTTCGTTGGGGTTGCTCAGGTCAATCGGTAGGCCATTGCGCCGCCAATCTTCGTAGATAGTTCCTACCTCAACCGTTCGCAGTCGTTCATTAGATGGCATTGACGTTGGCTTAGCCCATTTGAGCGCGGCTGCGGTACGTTCTGATGGGGGCGTCTGCTGCTCAGGCCCAGGCGGCGCTGTAGCTGGCATCGGTAGGCGATCGCCCAAGGTAGCCATGCGATACTCAACCCGACAACGGCAACGGCCCCTACACCGGCAGTCCACACCTACCGGGGTAATCTCCGCAGCCGGTATCCAATCAGGACGGGCAAGGCCTGGGCAATCAGGGCAGTGGTCGGCGGCAGGGTCAAGCATTCGCCGCGCCATCCACCGATCATCGAGGTGGCTTTGGTGCTGGGCATCAAAAAAACTGGCCCCAGCGCTGTAGCCATACCGCCCCGCCCGGTATCGTGCCATCTTCTCCGAGACTTCGCCGTCGGCAATACCCTGGGCCAGATTAGCTAGTCCATCAAGATCAGCCACTATCTGCCGTCGCAATCGTTCTAGATGTTCTGGGGTGAGCTGCCCCGCTGTACCGGCCCCGGCCTGGGCCATCCTAAAATGCGATCGCACAATATCCCGGCCCATGGCCCGCTGCCATTGCTCCAGGCTCACGTCTCCGGCCACCATGCGATCGGTGAGGCGTTGCATCCGGGCTTGGTTCTGGGCCTGCTCAGCCAGTACCCGGCGTTGGAGGTCGGTGGTCGTCAGCGCCAATCGCCCTTGGTAGTACCGCCCATCCCGCGCACTGTAGGCCAAGCCCCTAGGCGCAATATTGGCTAGCAGGGCCAGCAACAGGGTGGCTACTAATAGCTCCTCAAGGGCGTTGCTAGATTCCCGGTTAGCCTCATCGATGAGGGTCTGTAGCTCAGCCGTATCGTAGGGCGGCTCAAGGGCGTCTGTCCCTACCAGGGACTCAAGTTCGGCTAGGGGGTAGGCAGTGCCGTTGATGGTGAGGGTCTCTACCATCAGAACAAAATATTCCCGCCCTCGGTCACCGCCCCCAACACATCCTGCGGGTCGATCAAGTCTTTCAGCTTGGCCTTCAGTGCTGCCAGCTTGTTGGTGTAGGCGGTACTCTCTTGCACTCCAGAGGGCGATCGCGTAATGGACAGCTCCCCAGGGATCGACACACTGGAGATCCCATCGTTGGTCGTCAACCCCAGGTCTAAATCTTCATCGGGGTCGCCGTACAGGGCCACCTGTAGCGCCTCAATCCGTTCCAGCAACAGCTGCACCTGGGCCACCACGGCGTCGCCGTACTGCGCGTCAAAAACCTCAACATCGCGCAGCAACGTTTGGAGCCGGGATGACTCAGTGCGCTGGTGTCGCTCCAGGTTGAGAACCTCAGCAATGGCAATACGGTTCGCGGCGGTGAATGGCACTACTGCACCTCAGCATTCGGCAATAAATGCCGCCAAGAAATAATATTAGACTCATCCTCTACTGCTGCGCCTGGTCTTGGTTGTTCGCTTATATTTTCCATTTACCCAAGTCCTAAATCAGGTTGACCAGGTGTTGTAGGTGTAGCCGCAGATAGCCCCAGTGTACCACCAACCAACGGCTCACTCTGGCCTGCTGGAGATGAATTTACCGCTTCCATTTCTTCAGTATAAACGCCCAATTCACGGCGCTTCACGTCGTATTGAGCTTTGTTCAAGGCTCCGGCCAAGAACTCACTCTGCCAGAACATTAACTCTTGGGGCGTCGGCGGGGTTGAGAGCACTGATTCAGATATTGTGATGCCACCCACAGGATTTTCAGGGCTCCAGTCAGGGTTACTAAATCGTTCCCACAGATCAAAGACTGACTGCACTGCCGACTCTTTACGGCGGGCGATATTGCGTAGACCCAACCGGGATTGGATAGTTTCGATCTCAGCCTCCGTCGCAGTTCTGGCGATCGTGCCATTGCTCAAAAAAGCCTGGGCCATATCATCCATCGCCGCCAACCGATCCCGTTGCCCTTCCCGAGTGGAGGCGATCGCAGTGCCAGCGGGCTCAAGTAGGTTGAGCGATGCCCCACCCGCTAACGTAATCACCCGCCCACTCCCGGCTAGGTCTGGCTCCTTCTCCGGGGCTGCGCCAGGGTACGTTTTCACCAGCATGGCATAGTTACATCGACTTTCAGCCGTGTTAAGGGCTGAATGCACATTAAAAAACTCTAGGTTGAAATCAACCAGGGGCATGTACTCAGGAGTCCCGCCCCGGTCATTGTCATTGTCCACGCCAGCAAATAACAGCGGATCACCATAGGGCGAATACCATACCAGGGGCACTCGGGACAGGGGACGGCCAGCGGCGTCGAAGATAGGGCTAGGAGGCTTAGTCTGCATCAACTCACTGCCCAGCCCCTTTGCAGCCCTGGGAACATCCTCCCATTCTTCATACAAGCATTGGTAGCGCTGTTCAGCCCCACCGGGTAGCCGGATAGGGGTGCCTAGCTGCTCCAGCGAAAAGACCCAATAGCGATTTCGCACGGTGTAGCCAAACCGGCCCTCTGGCACCGACACAGCCCGCCGGATACTGATTAGCGATATCTCTAGGTGGCCATCAACCAGCATGGTCTGCGGGGCACACACATCCCGCAGGTTGATCGGGATGAACCGGGGGCGTCGTGCCTGGCGTTGCTCGTCGCTGCTCTCCGCTGGGGGGGTATCGACCAGTCCCAGAACGCCGTTATAAAGTAATGCCTCAATGTCCCAATCCAGCAATACCGACTCCAGACTATTCCCCTGGCCATCGAAGTCGTCTCGGGCATCTAGCACCGCCTGGGGTACATCGTCGTCGAGGACAAATTCACTGAGCAAACCAGAGTGAGCTTTGACGGCGGGGCTAAGTTTATTAGCAAAGGCCACTGATTCAATCCTGGCCTCATAAACCTTGTCGTGCTCGCCCAACTGCTGCCGTAGGTAACGACGCTTTAATTCATCGGTATGCAGGCCATGGTAAACGTCCCCCAGCCGTAGCCATAGGGGGCTTAAATATGTTTGCCAATACGAGGGCCGCCAGTCTGGTTGGTCTGTTTTTGCCATGGCCGTATTCTAGCTTGTTACCACATTGCGGGAGCACCGAGAGAGATCCGGCCCTCAACAATAGAATCCATCACTGCAAATGCCATCGCCATCGCCATCACTCGGTCATCATGGCCTGTTTCTGCCTCCCGTTCTCGCAATGAGAATGCCTTCATCTCTCGGATCCCCTCCCAGTCTTTCGGGTAGATGGCCTCGCCCCGTTCCACAGCGATCGCAATGCGGTCGGTGTTAGTCACCTTGCTCACCCGGCTGGTGTTGATGTTCTCAAACCGGGTCAAGGGTCGCTGTTTACTCAGGTTCTCCAGCACTACCTTCCCGCCGCTGTTGCCCTCCACCGCTACCAGCAAGGGTTTGTAGCGATCGCAGTAATCCATGGTAGCAGTCATGCTCAACTCCACCGACCGCTGGCCCTCGGCGTATTCTGCCACCAGGCTAGGTACTCCATGGGTAATGTCCCAGACCTGGGCCACGAACCTATCATCGCCGCCGAAGTTAGGGTCTACGCCGATTACATACCGGTGCCCTGCTGCTGGCTCTGCCCAGGCTCCCATGGCCTGCGCGTCAACCGCCTGCGTGTTGAACAATGTCCCGCCAGTGCTGTCGTCAAAGGATATGTTAAATTCTCGTTGGGTCTGGGCTTCGGTGATCCGCTGTTTTTCCCGAACCTCAATCAAGTAGTTGTCATTTTTCCCATGCAGCGGGTGGGCCCGCCAATGGATGACGGCCTTACCCCAGCCCTGTTCATCAACCCATTCTTGGTAGGGCTCAATCAGTTCTTCCCGCATCTGGCGGCAAATATCTAGGGCATCCACGTCCCCGTTATTTTCGGTGAAGGTTTCGTAGTACAACCCTGTTTTGGCGTTAGGGGTGCTCAGCAAAATAGTGTGAGCCTGGCCTTGTTGCTCTGGCACCGACTGCGCCGGAGTGCTAGCCCCAAACAGTTCCTCAAACCCCGACACAAAGGCGCACTCATCAAATAAAATATCCCAGATTGATTCCAGGCCCCGCCCACTGTTCTGGCTAGCGGTGCGAAACACAATCCGCCCCCCGCCATCCACGGCGATGTCCTTAACATTGTTGCTAGATAGCGGGATACCTGCGCTAGCTGCCATCAACCGTACCCGTCGGGCAATGTTGGCCGTATCGTCCTGGCCCTTACTGAATACCGCTGCAAAGTAGGTCGGGTACATGCAAGACTTGTGCAAAAACTTACTGGCGACCATCTCAGTCAAACCATGCTGTCTCGGCTTGACGATGACCACACCCCGGCATCGGTCTATCAGGTCACTAATGCTCGCCTGGAATGAGTACGGGTCAAACGGCACCATCGTTGTCCCCGACCGAATACGGGTCAGTCGGGCAAAGCTGGGCCAGTCTTTTGGGATGTGGGCCAGGTGGGAGGGCACGGTTTGCAGCGATCGCCGTCGCCGCAGTTCAAGCTCAGCCCTTGCCCTGGTCGCTAAATCAGCCACCATTGGCTAACTTCTCCAGTGCAGCGTCTGGCAGGTTGCTGATGTCGATAACTTCCTGTCGTTCGGTGGCCAGGCCTTCGGTCATGCGTTCAATATCGATCGCAACCTTGGCCAGGCTCAGAACGTCCCCTGGCTTAAGCCCTGTTGGGGTGTTGGCTTCCTGCTTCTTCCGGATCAGCACTAGCTCTCGTTGTGCGATCGCGCCCATCAACTTGGCGAGACCAGCGTGGCGGGTCAGCATCTCGGCAGCGTCGATGATTTTCTGGGCCTGGGCTACGGTGGCTTGAACGTTAGGTACAGTCCCAGCCAGTGTACCTAGATTCTCTCTGTAGCGCCTCCGCTGATCTGGCCAATCCTCTTGGCTGGCGCGGTTTCTAAGGCTTGAGTACGCTGGTGCTCCGGTGTACTTTGACAGCCGTTTATAGTCCAGGTCATCAGGCCCCTGAACAAACTGATCGCGCCAAATCTTCCAGTTAACTTTTGCTGCCATCGCTCAATAATAACAACCCTCCACCCGGTAGCGTATCGTGGGGGATACCTAGAAATCTTTAGGCCCATCGCTAACAAATCGCCCTCGCCTATCAGCCGGGGGAGTCTTGTCTGTAGATTTTGCTTTCCCTGTGCTGGTGGAGCCTTTCTTAGCGCTGCCTTTACCCTTACCTGTGCCTGATGTTTTTTTCATAATGACTCTATAGTTCAACTAAGCTGATCTCTATGTTACCGCTAGCGTTGCGGGTGCGACCTGCAACACGGTATTGAGCGCCACTGCCTACCAATACCTCATTTTCGGCCTTAAACCGGCTTACATTCTGAACGCTGGCACCGCTTTTATTTTGCACCTTGAGGACTACCCCAACGGATCTATCGGCTGCCACTTCGGCCCCACCACGCCTGGCGTAGTAATTAGCCCGGACTGGGTTTGATGTCCATGATCCCATTGCTTTTGATGATATGGTGCCGCTCCCAAAGTATGAATCTACCTCGGCCTCGCTCTTAAACGACATCCCTCTAAAAACTTCGCCTTTATAAGGCTTAACAGTTTTCAGGTATTGCTCAATCTTTTGGGCATCTGCATTCGGTTTGCCCGCCAACTGAGAGGCCCTGACCTCTTTGTATGAGTCGGTACCAGTAAATCGGGTTACAGCGCCGACTAACTGAATGGCCTCTTGCCTAGATACCCCCGCCTGTTCAGCATACTCTTTGGCATTTCTGGGGCTGCCTTCGTGAGTGCCATCGCCTAATGCACCACCACCACCGCCACCACCGCCACCAGCCATCTTCTTTTGGCGAGCCTCTTCCTGTCTTTTTTTAAAGATGCCGCCGTTTCCTGTCTGGCTGTGGCCTATAAGGATTGTTGTGACCATAGTGAGCTAGACTCCGGCGTAAATACCAGGATGGGCCTGTTGTTATTATCGAGCCACTGTGACCACCCCATAGTGCCATCGGCTTGTCGTTCGTAGTCTGCGGCCCAGGCAAAGCAGGCAACATTGACAGGGCAGTACATTGACTCCCTATACCCCCAAATATAGCCTAGCAATTGCTCGTAGGACATCTTATTTGTGATGCCTTCGTCTCTAACTACGCTCCAGAACTTTGGCCCTGCGACGGCCCCGATATGTTGCCCGATAGGCCATACCCCTTCCGGTAGCCAAGGTAGCACCTGGTCGCGCCAGGTTTCGTAGTAGATCAAGTCGCCATCGGCTAAGGTATCCCAGGCCCAGTTAACAAAATCCTGCATCAAGGGATAGCGCTGGGGATAGGTTTCTTTGTAGGGAATGAAGTAATCGGAGCGCTCACCCTGCTGGGAGTCATAGGCGGCGATACCCTCTACGGCTGCATAGTGCCTGAGGGCGGCTAGGGTTTCAGCAATGGCAGGGTACTTGGCATGGTTGCGCGGGATAGCCTGGGCAAGGATCTCTGGCCCCAGCTTGGCCTTATCGCGGTCAGGCATCTTGGCAATCTGCTTATGGCTCAGGTGCAAGGCCTGAACCCAAATGCCCTCCACCCCGAGCGCGGCCAACGTCTTTACCATGGCCTGTGGGTCGGGTATCCATTGGGGCACTACAGGGTTGACGCCGACGCAGAC